ACCAACGACGTTGGCGATCAGGTTGCTTCAATCCTACAATTTGATCTTGAGTATGACAACCTTCTTATGGTTGCTATGAGAGGTAGAGCTGGTCAAATTGTAGGACAGGGATTTTCTGGCACTAAATCTCAACTTGGTTTAAAGATGAGTAAAACTGTAAAGAAAGTTGGTTGCTCAAACTTAAAAACTATGATCGAGGATGATAAATTAATCTTCAATGATTATGATGTCATCAGTGAGCTTACCACATTTATTCAAAGAAATCAATCTTTTGAAGCTGAAGAAGGATGTAATGATGACTTGGCTATGTGTCTTGTTATTTTTGCATGGTTAGTTATTCAACCCTACTTTAAGGAGATGACGGACAATGATGTTCGTAAAAGAATTTATGAGGAACAGAAAGACCAGATTGAGCAAGATATGGCTCCATTTGGATTTATACTGGACGGTTTGGAAGACGAGTCAGTTATTGTAGAACAAACCACAGGAGATAGATGGATGGTAGCGATGGATAAAAAATATGCATTTGAGGAGAAGTGGAATGTAGATGAGTATGGTGACAAAGCTTATATGTGGGATTATAGATAATGGATTTGGACAAACAGATAAAATTAGAACATCTTCTGTTTGTTGAAAGACAATGTAGAACTTGTAGAAAATTTAAAAATTTATTATCAGATTTTTATTTGACACGTAAAAATCGTGGATCTTATCCTTCCGCATATTCTTATGAATGTAAAGAGTGTACAATAAAACGTATAATTGTAGGTAGAATACAAACTACTGTGTTTGATAAGTGGGAGTATCCTGACTGGTAATCTGTTCATGCACAGTTTCCCCATTAGAAAAAGACTAAATTATAAATATTTCATAGATCTGAAAGTTTACTAGAGGAAACAAAATGGCTTTAGGTTTGGTTTCACCTGGCGTTAAAATAAGAGAAGTTGACTTAACCCTTGGTAGGACTGGCACACCAATTGAAACAATCGGTGCTATTGCTGGTCCTTTTGAAAGAGGCCCTGTAGAGGAAGCGGTCTTAATTGAAAATGAGCAACAGCTTGTAGAGGTATTTGGAAAACCTGTTGAGACAGACAATCAATATGAATATTGGCACTCGGCATCAAACTATCTATCTTATGGTGGAGCGTTAAGAGTTGTCCGTTCAGATGACACTCAGCTCAATAATGCAAACGCTGCTATTGGAGGTGGATCATCTCTAACATCTTTAAAAATTAAAAATTACGAAGATTATAACAATAATCACTCATCTGCAACCACATGGAACTGGGCAGCAAAAAATCCTGGTACTTGGGCAAATAATCTTAAAATCTGTACCATTGATAACTTAGCTGACCAAATTATTACTGGTGTTCAAACAGGATCTACAACGATCACAGTTAATGTTGGAGTAGGAACTGCAACCATTACTACCGATGTTGAAGGTGATAATAATCCAGGAGTTACCACAACTGGATTACAAGTTGGTGATATTGTTTCAGGAGCCTTTATTCCAGCAAATACTACAATCACTTCAATTGGAAATACTTCAATTTCAATAAGCAATTCTATCAGTAATGTCGGATTTGCTACTACATCATTTACTGGAACTTTTGTAAGACCAACTCCAACAACACAATTTGCTCCTCTTGTAGGTGCTGCAGTAACACAATCGGTTAGTACAGTTGTTGCAGGAGTTGGATCAACTTCATCTTTCACTGGATATTTAAAAGGTGTTATTACTGGAGTTGGGAATAGCTCAATTTTTGTAAAAGTATTATCAACGGTAAGTTCTGGTGGAACTGAAGCCACTGCAACTTATTCAGCATATTCATTTGCTACTGGTAGCACAATTTCTATCGGTAACACTACAAATAGTTCTGGTATTGGAACAACAAGTTCTGTTCAAACATCATCATATGGAGTGACTGATTGGTACAATGAGCAAACTTTAGGTATTACCAACGGAACTATCTACTGGAATCAAATTGCAGCAAAACCAGGAACAAGTGCTTATGCAGCTAACAGATCATCAAAAAATGATGAAATTCATGTCGTTGTAATTGATGATACTGGTAGAATTTCTGGAACAGCTGGTAACATTCTAGAGAAGTGGGTAGGACTATCTAAAGCAACTGATGCTCAACTTTCACCACAAGAAAAAATTTACTATAAGGAAATTTTAGCAAACACTTCTAACTACATTTATGGTGGTGCTCAATTAGATTCACTAGTAGCATCTACTTTATCTGGAACTGGTGGAAGCAACTGGCAACAACCTACTCAAGGCGTTGCGTTTAATGTTTCTGGCAATAAATCTCATACGTTATTAGGTGGTAATGCGTATGAGGCTCCTAGTGCTGCCAACTACACAACTCCAAGATATTCTGCTCAACTATCAGATGTTGTATCAGCATATCGTTTGTTTACAAATGTAAGAGAGTATGATGTTGACTTCCTGCTAATGGGTTCTGGTTATAGTGATAAGTTTACAACTCAAGCAAAAGCTAATGAATTAATTGCAATTGCAACTCAAAGAAAAGATTGTGTAGCAGTAATTTCTCCTTATAGATCTGCAGTTGTAGATATCACAAATACAACGACACAAACTAACAATATTGTTGATTTCTTTGATGGATTAAGCTCATCATCTTATGCAGTATTTGATAGTGGTTACAAGTACATGTTTGATCGTTTTAATAATAAATTTGTATATGTTCCACTAAATGCTGATATTGCAGGATGCATGTGCAGAACAACTATTAATGATTTCTCATGGTTCTCACCTGCTGGTTCTACTCGTGGTGTTATCAACAACGCAGTAAGACTTGCATTCAATCCATCACAGGCACAAAGAGATCTTCTATATTCCAGAAGAATCAACCCAGTAATCTACTCCCCAGGTTCAGGTATTATTCTCTTTGGTGATAAAACAGCACTTGCACAAGCATCTGCATTTGATAGAATTAACGTTAGAAGATTGTTTATCACAATTGAAGCAAGCATTGAAGCTGCTGCCAGAGATCAACTCTTTGAGTTTAATGACTCAATTACAAGATCCAACTTCCTAAACATTGTTGAGCCATATTTACGTGATGTTCAAGCAAAGAGAGGCATTTCTGACTTTTTAGTAATTTGTGATGAAACAAATAACACCCCAGATGTTATTGATGCCAATGAGTTCAGAGCAGATATTTTTGTTAAGCCTGCTCGTAGCATTAACTTCGTTGGATTGACCTTCGTTGCTACAAGAACTGGAGTTTCCTTTGAGGAAATTGCAGGTCGTGTTTAATTAATTACCTTAACAAAAACACTGGAGAACTACTAAAATGGCTGTAACTTCTAACAACTTACAATCAGTTCCTAATGCAGGAAGTGATGGAAGATTTCTAGATAACTTTAAAGGAAGGTTATCTGGTGGCGGTGCCCGCCCTAATCTATTTGAAGTAACTTTAGCTGTACCAACGGAGGTTGTTCCATCCGATAGTACAGCAACTGCACTTGCAGATAAATTAACTTTCTTAGTTAAAGCTACTTCACTTCCAGCATCAACCATCACCCCCATTCCCGTTCCATTTAGAGGGCGTGTGCTTCAAATTGCTGGTGATAGAACCTTTGATCCTTGGCAAATTACTGTCATTAATGATCAAGACTTTACTGTCAGAAATACATTTGAGCGTTGGATGAACTATATTAATAAGCATTCTGATAACTCAGGTCAAGTTGATCCTACTGCATATCAAAAAGATGCTTGGGTTCACCAACTTGGCAGACCACTCACTCAAACTGCAATCACTAGTGCAGATAATATTCCCAGACTTCGTTCATATCACATGTTTGGAGTATTTCCAACTAACGTTTCTGCAATCTCTCTTGCATATGATGCAAACAATCAAATTGAAGAGTTTACAGTTGACCTCCAAGTTCAGTGGTGGGAAGCATATAATGGAAATAATAGCCTTGAAGTAAAGTAATAAATAAGTAAAAGTTACCTTAAAACATAATGGCAGGACTATTTGGTTTCTCTATTGACGACGGACTCAAAAAACCCAAGAAGCAAGTGTCCCCCGTTCCTCCTAATAATGAGGACGGGGTTGACTACTATATTACTTCTGGGTTTTATGGGCAGTATGTAGATATCGAAGGTGTATATAAAACTGAATATGATCTTATTAAAAGATATCGTGAAATGTCTCTTCACCCAGAGTGTGATAAGGCAATTGAAGATGTTGTCAATGAAGCCATTGTTTCTGATTTAAATGATTCTCCTGTAGAAATTGAGCTTTCAAATCTCAATGTACCAGAAGAAATTAAAGCTTTAATTAGATCTGAATTTAAGTACATCAAAGAACTTATGGACTTCGATAAGAAGGCTCATGAGATCTTTAGGAATTGGTATGTTGATGGTAGGGTATATTATCATAAAGTTATTGATCTTGATAATCCTCAAAATGGTATTCAAGAAATTCGTTACATTGACTCATTAAAAATTAAGTACGTTCGTGAGTTAAAGAAAAAGGATAATCGTGTTATTGATATT